CAGGACGGAGATGATCTACGCGTGTTGAAGACAGTTCGAGCGATCGAGTCGCTGATCGTCAACGCAGGGATCATCGCCGTCACGTCGCTCGCACTCTACTTCGGTGAGGCGAACCCGTACGTCGTCCTTGCGGCGATCGTCACCCTCGGCCTGCTCAACGGAGTCCTCGCAGCTGACTACCGCGCACTAGGGCGAGCACTCGCAGAACTCACTGACGTTCCCTCGAGCGAGAACGACGAGACGTCGGATACAGATTCGCAGAACGACCAGGAGGACTGACCATGCCAAACTCCCAGCACTGGGACGATGATCGCGACGACGAGTGCGATCACGATATCGTCGACCGCCCTGGGGCGAATCCTGTCTGTATCAACTGCGGTGAGATCAACCCAACCGATGACTGAGATCACACTCACACTCGCAGAACTCACAGCCGTTACTGGCGCAGCGATCTCGTTAGCGCTTCTCCCCGGTGCAGATCTCGCGAAGCTCGCACTCGCCATACTCTACCGGAAGGCAGGAATCAGTCCGGCCTACGCGGAGAGCGTCCAGGACGGCGAGGACGTTGACCCATCGGACGCGAACAACAAGAGTAGCTGAGCGATGCCCGACGACCCTCTCGATCGCGGAGACGACGCGATTCCGGTCGGCTACGACGGCTGGCATATGCTCTGGGACGGCACGCCTGGTGGTTGGATCCGGGCACGACCGCCACTGCGACTCGAGTACTGGCGGTGACCTTTTCATACCATGACGACACAAAGACGACCAACCGAGGCTGTTGAAGCCGCGGCGTACTACGCGAACCGTTGCCGGTCACTTCTCCGTGGTCGCATCGGAGACGCCCCGATCACCGTAGAAACACTTGTCCATGACGATGGGGGATTTACCGCAACTGCATTCCACACCGTCTGGGAATCGGACACTGGACCCAACTTTGCTCGCGAGATCGTCGAGTACGAGTCGGGAGACGGATCGGCGACACCTGGCGACGACTTCAAACACGACGTCGAGCACTACTTCTCCGGCCACCACGAGGTGTGCTACCGATATCGACTTGACGAGATCACGGAGTAATTTATGACTGACGACGATCTCGCAGTCCTCGCTCACCGACTGTGGGCCCACTGGTCGATGCACATCGCCGACGAAGAGGACATCAGCGACGATCGCCTCGAGCGGTGGCAGGACTACTGGGTCCCGTTCGATGAGCTCCCGGACGACGTCCAGGACACAGACCGCGACCTCGTCGAGCGCTTCCTCGAGGAGCAACCCGACTACCGCGACACATAGAATCCATGACCGAGGTCTTAGTCGAACCGGACGACACCGCTGAGCGACTGCGCGACTACGTCCGCAACAACCCGGACGTCCGTCACGACGACTACGAGACCGATGATATCGATCCGATCCGGGAAGCCTGCTATGTCCTGAGCGAGGCCTATTTCCACGCCCAGGGTGGCAAGGACGCCGGCTACAACGTCTACCGGATCGGCTGGGACGACGTCTACGACGACGGCGTCGGGGCCCACTGGTTCCTCCGCGATAGCGACGGTCGCGTGATCGACTTGTCCCTTCCAACACCGGAATACGGTCAGAACGTCCCATGGGACGCCGGTCGGCACCGAGCGTTCATCACTGGATACGAACCGTCGAAGCGCACGAAACAGGCACTCGATGCTCTCGGCATCGACCACTCATAGAATCTCATGACACAGACAGTCAACAGCATCACGATAGTCGACAGTACAGACGGAGCAACACTCGAGTACGACGGGCCGTTCAACTTCATCCGCGACGGCCCCGAGTTCGAGATCGCCATCCCGGTCGGAACAGACGACCGAGCAGCGATCCACGAACAGACAGCAGAGAACCTCACCGAGAGGGAAGGTGACTTCCTCATCGCCCGGGTCGACGGTTCCGTGACGGCTTCTGGCGAGATCACGGCTGCCGACATCATCGAGAACGACCTGCTCTTTCGTGTTGACGATGCTGACTACGTCGACCCGGCTGACGTCGAGATTGCCGGCGACGTCCCTCTATAGAATCGACTGAAAACACCCTCTCTCCGCTGCCTCGCGCGGCGACTGACCGCTTACGAAACAATCATTTCCATGGACGTCAACGAAGACGAGCTCATCGGCAAGCCATCTGACGAGGTTCCAACCCTCGATCCGACCGGCGATGACTGCCGCGGAAAGCGGACTGAGAAGCGTGGCGACGAGACAGTTTTCGCTGGCTACTGCAAGTCGACACCTGGCCGCGGTACTGATCACGTCGGAGAGGGTCGCTGCAAACACCACGGTGGCAACGCGGGCTCGGGTGGCTCTCGAGAAGGGTCTGGAGCGCCCAAAGACAACACCAACGCGGTCACCCATGGCGCCTACGCTGACGAGAACACGTTCTACCAGGACGTCCTCGACGACAGTCTCCGCGACCTCGTCGACGAGATCTTCGAAGACTACACCGAGCGCTATCAGGACCGACACGGCGAAGAGCCGCCTGTCGGCCTCGAAATGGAACTGTTCCGGCTCTCGGTCTCCCACGTGAAAGACGTCGTCCTGGATCGGTGGGCGACCGAGAAGCCAGACTCCCTCAAGTCGGGGAATCCGCTGGTCGATCGGGAAACAGAACGGGACTTCAACCCTGAAGACGGCTCCGTTGTCGTCGAGTCGTACAAGGAATCGGTCGTTCTCACCGCACAGAAGCGCCTTTCGAGCGACCGCCGGCAGTGGCTCAAAGACCTCGGTCTCCTGGACGATCCGGAGACTCAGAAGGCCGACGCCATGGAGGGGGGCTTCGAGTTCACGCTCTCGAGTGAGGACAAGAAGACCCTCGAGGATCGGTACGACGCGGAACCACAGACATGAGTCAGGCGACGTCTCCCCAGCAGTTCGGCCCGGATCACGCGCTGGCACATCCGGCGAACACGTCGGAAATCCTCTTCGACTACCCCCACGCTCCAGGTCCACACCTCCAGAAGCTGTACACGCTGGTCTGGAAGGCCGTCGACGAAGACTACCCCAACGCATCGACGCGGATCGCGGCGCTGCTCCCTCGAGGAGAGGGGAAGAGCGAAGGCGGTGGGGTGGTCGTTCCGACGTGGCTGATCCTCCGCTTCCCCTGGATCCGAATCGCGGTCATCTCGAAGACGAAAGATCTGGCCGCCGAGCGGACGGCGAAGGTCGTCGACCGCGTCGAACACTACGCACCTCACTTCGGGATCGAACTCGAGAAGCCACTCCCGAGCACTGAACTCGACACGACAGAGAACTCTCAGAAGGAGTCGACGATCGCGCCGTACGGTCTCGAGAGCCAGGTCACCGGGAAACACTTCGATGTCATCATCTGGGACGACATCGCGGACTGGGAGAACCAACGGACGGAGACGCAGCGACGGAACGTCCGCAGCTACTACAGGGACTACGAGAAGAACCTCCCGGACGGCGACACCGATCTCCCGAATGGCCCGGTCCAGCTGATGATCGGCACTCGGAAACACCCGCTGGATCTCTACGAGACAGACATCCTCTCATCGCATCGCTGGCATACGATGGTCCACAAGGCGATCGCCGAGGAGGACTGGCCACTCGTCGAGAACCGCGATTGGAAGGTCCGAGGAACCGACGGCGATATCTACGACGACGTCGCCGACCTCCCGCCTGGCGTGAACGTTGCTCCTGACGGTGTGATCCCGAACCACGACGTCACCGTTCTCTGGCCGGAACACCGACCGCCGGAGTCCGTCTTGTACGACCTGGTCGACAGTGAGGACTCGACGGCCATCTGGCGGCGGGAGAACCAGCAGGATCCCGAGGCACTTTCCGGCGAGGTCTTCGAGAGCGACTGGCTGGTTTACGAGGACGCGCTTCCGAAACCACCCTCGAGTTACCGCTGGGCCGCCGGCGTCGACGTCGGCGTCGTGGAAGACCTCCAGGAGGCTGCCCAGGGAGACTCGGACTTCTCGGCACTGGCGATCGTCGCCTTCGACCGAGAGTACAACGAGTCCTACCTCTGTGGGCTCTTCCACGAGCGCGGGATGTCGGTCAAGCAGACGGCTGACTGGGCGCTCGACCACCTCGAGACGTTCGCTCGGGCCGACGACCGCCACGCCGGCACAACGCTCGCCGACGTCGTCGACGACTCGCTCGTGGATGACGTTGGCCTCGAAGATCCGCACACGCTCTACTCCGAGATCCAGGTCGAAGCCAACAAGGCACCGGGCGTCGCCCAGCGGATGCGTGACTCGTCACGCTACCCTGCTACCCCAGTTCAGTCGACGTCGGATAAGGAAGGCCGGATCCACGACCTCGGCGCGAAGTTCGAGGCTGCCGAGCTGCGGATCGTCGGCGATCCGAACGCCGAGCGATGGCGGCTCTTCGAGACGGAAGAGTGGCTGCAGTTCCCCAACGCAGCTCACGACGACCGCCTGGACGCGATCGAACTGGCGATGCGCGTGATAGACAGCGGTGGTCAGAGCGAGATCACCCAGTCCGAACACTCGTTCAACGACGTTTTCTAAACCATGTCACGGAATCCACAACCCGGCAAGGACGCTGCTATCCATCCGCAGTATAGCCAGCACCTGGCTCAACAGAGCGCCCTCGCCGGCCTTTCGACACAGACCGAACCGACCCCTGATCCTCACGGAGATGACGAGCACGAGTCGGGCGGGATCGTCCGGCGAGCCAACGAGTTCCGCACGGACCTCGGCCCGGTTGCCCTCGAGTCGCTCGCTCTCCACGGAATGGAGATCGCGAAAGCGATCAAGACGCGATCGGACGAACTCTACCGGAACCAGTTCCCCCGCTTCGAGCCCCGATTCACTCGCAAGTGCACTGAGTGCGAGGCGGAGTTCGATGAAGACGTCAAGTACTGCGAGGAGTGCGACGCCCCGACGCGTGAGCCGTCACAGCAGCAGAGGACAGAGGCCGAGCAGTTCTTCCGGTCGGTCAACCGCGAAGGGCAGAGTCTCCGCGAACTGTACAAGTTCCTCGCTCGAGACGCTAGCCGACTCGGCGTCTGGCTTCACATCGTCAAGAAGACCTACGGCGTTGTCGGCGGCGAGGTGATCGAACGCGTCGACGAGCTCGTCCGCGCCGATCCGAAACGGATCAAGCCGGTCGTCGACACGAACGGACGTCTGGGTGGCTACTGGTGGGCCTGCCCGATCCATCGCCCACCTCACGAAGACTACGAGGTCAAAGATCACCCGGGTCAGTGTCCTGAGTGTGGCGCCGATCTCCGTGAGGTGCACTACGCCGAGGTCGATGAGATCTCCGACGACGAACCGACTAAGGTCTACTTCGCCGACGAAGTCATCGACCACGCACCGTTCGAACCGTTCCTCGCCGGCCACGACGGACTTAGTCCGGTCTCCTCGATCTGGTTGAAGCAGGCGATCCTCGAGTGGATGGATCTCTACGCTGCCGGGTTCTACGACCAGCAGAACACGAACCGGTTCCCCGGGAAGATGGGGTTCGTCCACACGACGAACAAGGCCGCCGTCGAGAAGCAACTCGAGATGGCCCAGGACGAGAAAGACGAGGACGCGTACGCCCAGGGCTTCATCTACAACGAGATCCCGAGGGGAGCCGACGACTCGACCAACAAGGTCCAGGTCATCGACATGATGTCCGACGAGATCCTGGGCCAGTCCGACCAGTTGAAGAAGGACTACAAGAGCGATATCCGATCGGTCTACGGGCTCACGGACGCTCAGGACTCCGAACTCGATGATGCCGGCGGCCTCAACAACGAAGGCCTACAACTCGAGGTCAACGACCGGGAGAAGGCAGCCGCGCAGCAGGACCTTCGCGATGGTCCACTCCAGAAGCTGATGGACGTCCTCGGCTACGACGACTGGCAGCTCACCTTCGTGCCGCCGCAGCGCGAAGAGGAAGAGCCGTCCACACTCGAGACGATCCAGGCGGCTGCGACCGCGAAACAGAACGGCATCCCGATCGAGATCGAGGACGGACAAGTCCAGATCCTCGATACTGACGGCCCGATGGACGTCGACGAACCTGATGCCGGCGCCGGCGAAGGGCCGACGAACGAAGACGACCCGCCAACGGACGTCAACCCGGGAGATGTCACGCCGGATCTGAACCAGGAGGCCACAGACCCTCGGAACGCTGATGAGACCCACGCGGAACGGGAAGAGGCACTCCGATCGCTCGAGCAGGCGTTCAAACACATCGTCTGGTACGATCCGGACGACGACGTCGAACTCGAGCAGCAGGCTCGGGAACCGTTCTTCGCGGACAACGAGGACATGCCGGAGTTCGTCAAGGACCTCGTCGACGAGGCGATCGAGCGCGGCGCCGTCTACCTGGGCGAGTTCGAGGCGGCGAACGTCACCGGCAATGCGATCAAAGGCTTCCTGAAGACGAAGCTGACGCAACCGCAGGGCTGGAGTCTCCGTTCGCTAGCCGAGGACTTCGCGGATCGGTGGAAGATCCCGGTCGAAGACGCGATGGACGCCTTGCGGCCACAGGTTGCGAACGTGCTCAACGAGTCGCGTCGAATCGGGTACGAACGGATGCCCGAGTCTGACGACCGGCTCTTCAAATGGCTTGGACCGGACGATTCCGAGACGACTGAAGCCTGCGAGTGGCTCAAAGAGATCACGAACCCGGGCTACGGCCCAGGTCCAATGGTTGCGGAGTACGGCACTCCTGCCTTCATCGACGAGGCTGGCCAGCCGGTCACGCTGGATCAACTCGAGCGTCTGGTCTCGATAGCTCAGGAGCGTTGGTTCCCGTCGTTCTCTGGAGACATGGCAGTGCATTACAACGAACGTCACACGTTCGTGCAGCATTACTCTTAACGACCCATGAACGACCAACGTCCCCGGAACGTCGAGCCCACAGCAACAGGCGATGTCCCGCTGACCAAGATCATCGAACTGCTCGCAGATAACGCCGAGATCCGATCGAACCCGACGTCTCTCTCCCCGACCGCAGGCAGAGTTGCCAAAGACGCCTCGGATGGAACGATATGGTTGGGGGACGGCGACTCTTGGCTCGATGTCGAGCACGAGGTCGGTGCTGATCTCGCCGGCCTCCCGGGCGTGACGATCGTCCGATCGGCTGACGATCTCCCCGACGCGTCTGATGGTGTCCGAACGCTCGAGGACGGCGTCGCGTACCTGTTCGCCGACATCATCGCGGATCCTGCAACACTCCGACTCGGTGATCCGTCGCCGCTGATCGGTTGGCACGGCTCTCAAGGAGGTTACATCCACACAGGCGGGTCGGCAGCGATCCGATCGCGTGGCGAGCCGATGATGATGCGAGACTTCTACGCCCACGCACCTGCTGGCTCGTTGTTTGACCTCGAGGCAGACACCACGACAGAGATGCTTGTCGAGTCGAGTTCGTTTTCAGACGCTGCTGGGCTTGGGAACATGGCGTCGCTTGGAACCGTCAACGGCTATCGCGTTCCGACGTGGAAGGGCTGCAACTTCGAGGATTTCAACGCCGGCCTCTCCTTTACCGGGACGCCGGACAAGATCTTCATTTGGGGTAGCCCCTTCCGCGGAATCTCCACAGCTGGCGTGTCATGCATCACGCTTCAGGACACGCTCGATGTCGACATCGTCGACCTCCCCGGCAATTACGGCAAAGACTGGCAGGCAGACACTGAGTTCGTCCGCACGGAAGCCGGTGGCGAGCCGACAGACGTCCTCCAGATCCGCGGCACGACGTTCGACGGGAGCGTAACGAGGTCCAACATTCTCACAGGGACACTGGACGAGACGAGCGTCCGAGTGAACGTGGAGTCGTCTTGGCCTCTTGCCGACTCAAGCCCTAGCGCGTCGTACTCTCTGGATGGATCAGCGACCGTCAGCTTCACTGCTCAAGACCCAGGAGATGGCTCAGAAGCCGTCAAGATTGACGGTATCGCCACAACTGTCGAGTCGGCGGTGACTGACCGTTTCACGCACACGTCCCCGAACCGACTGACGTATGACGGACGTCGTGACTTTAAGGCTCGAGCAGACTGCACGATCTCGCTGTCCGGGTCAAACACGACCGCTGCTGTCTACTTTGTCAAGAACGGGACGGTGCTCAACCGCACCAAAGTTGACATCACGACGGCGTCGGCGGGACAGCCGCGGACGGCCAGTTTGACGTCTCGAATCCCAATGGTTCCCAACGATTGGGTAGAGGTCTGGTTGGCTAACGAAGGTGGCACCGGCGATATCGAGGTGTCCACACTTGAGGTGACGATCTAATGCCATTCGCAGGATACGACGACATCGAAGCATGTGCCCGGGCGCACAGCGACAAGGACAATCCGAGGGCCTACTGCGCGACGATCAAGCGCCAGGTCGAAGGCCAGTCAGAGGAGTTCGACGATCTCGAGCTCGACACACTGCTCGAGACAGTGGACGCCCATCCCGAAGAGATGCTGGCCGAGTTCCTCCAGGCGGCGCTCGCCGAGAAGGAAGACGGCTTAGAGCAGCAGGCCGAGGTCGACGCGATCACACTCTACTACCCGCCGGGTGGCGAAGTTATCGATCACGAAGAGGGTGACTGGGAACAGTTCCTGGACGACCTCTCGAAGCACGGCGACGTCTTCCAGATGTGGAAAGGTGTCCAACGCCACCCAGAAGACACGCTCGAGAGCCACGACCACGCGACCTACGTTGCCCTCGAGGCGGACAAGGACGTCACCGACGTCGAAGCTGTTCTGGATGATCACCCTGCAGTCAGGTACGTCATCAACCCAGCGTCAGTACGGGCACTCGACAAACCCGACGGCTGGGATCCAGAGGACAGCGATCACGTTCCAGTGGCCGAAAAACAGGCTGTGATCACCGGCCTCTCCCAAGAGGCGATCTCCGCGATCGAGCGTCAGTACAACGTCGACGTACAGACTGTGGTCGATGGGGAGGGCGATGCAGCCCCTACCGACCACAAGAACCAGCGAACAGACGACTAACGCGACCTATCCTCGAAGTTCATGAGCACGACTACAGCAGCGAGCGGCTCGTTTAGCCCGATCACTGGACAGGCCCCCGTCCGTACAGACGCGGAGTTCGACCTCGAGAATCTCACCGAAGAGGAGCGCGAGGTCGTCACGGCCGACGAGTTCATCGTGTTCGGTCGGGCGTCGATCGAGCAGTGGAACGATCCGGGCCCGGGCGAGGAACATCTCTACATCGAGATGGACGCCCTCGAGGAGCGGCTCGACCAGCTGCTGGCGCTCAACAACCTCTCGCGCCGCCATGACGACGTCAAGGTGGGCGAGTTCCTCGAGGAGCACACGCTCGACGAGTCCACGACGATCCACTTGGACGATGACGAAACGCTGCGCTTCGACGCCGGCGAGACACTCCAAACGCAGGTCATCCGCGAGGGCGAGCCGTTGCCCGACGGGAGTGGGCCTGCAGAGGAGGACGCCCTCTGGATCATTGCGAACGTCTACGGTCGCAACAACCCGGAAGGCTCCGTAATCTCGCAGGAGACGCGACTCGGAGCGTACTACGGCCACCTCGACGGGTTCTCAGTGACGGTCTACACCCGAGAGTACGACCCTGTCGAGAAGGGCAAGATCGCCACCGAAGTCGACTTCATGGCGGTGACGATCGGCGAGGACGAATTGATAAAAAACAAGGGCTCGCACTTCGGTGTGGCAGAGTTCCAGGCCCTTTTCGGAACTGGCGGTGCGACCGAGGCCGATGACGCCGGCACGACTTCCCGACGGTCAGCCAGAGAGGCTGGTCGCCGGACGGCCGAGGACCTCGGTGGGACTCTCCAACAGCGACTCACAATGAGTATTTTCAGTCATATCTTCAACCAGTCGAAGGAGAATCTGGTTGGAGAAACGATTCAGGTTGCACAGCAGAGCGAACAGTCGCTCCCCGACGCTGCCGCGGACGTCGTCGGTGACGATGGCGATGCCGACCACATCGCGCAGCAGGCAGAGGAGAAACTCGAGTCGATCGGGGACCGTCTCCAGCAGGAAGAGATGGACCGCGACGATCTCGCCGCCGAGGTCGCGGACGAACTTGGCATGGACATCGAAGAAGTCCATGCGATCTTCGACGAACTCGAGGCTGCCGTCGCCGCCGAAGAAGGCGACAAGCCCGACGACTACGAAGACGACGAGGGAGAGGACGACGAACCTGACGAGCCAGAGATGCAGTCTGGCCTCGGCGAAGACGACGTCCGCGATCTCGTCCAGCAGGAAGTCGGCGACGCGCTCGAGGAACACCTCGACGGTCTCGAGACGCAGTCCGAAGACGGTGGCGACGACGCAGAGTACATCACCCAGGAAGAGTTCGACGAGCGACTGTCGGACCTCAACCAGCAGCTGGGCGAGACGCTCGACGAGGCCGTCGACGATGTCGGCGAATCGGTCGCCACCAACATCGAGCAGCAGCTGCAGACTGGCGGCACTCCTGATCCCGCTGGCGGCAGTGCGACAGCAGAATCGGACATCAAGAACGAGGTCGAGGGCGTCGTTGACGCCATGACCTTCGGTAGCGGCTCTGGAGGTGACAACTAATCATGCATCCTCATATTCAGCATCTGCACGAACAGCAGTACACTCCCGGCGGCGCAGCGCGCGGAATGTGGTCTGACCTCTTCTCGAATCTCGAGCAACAGGCCACGTTCGGCACGGACACTGCCGGCCTGGTGAACGACATCGCTGGCCTGGTCCTCTACAACCAGGTCAACATGAAGAACAACATCCTCGGGGCACTGCCCGAGGTCGACCGGACTGGCGAAGAGCAGATCAGTCCGGGCGATACGCCGGCGAAGACGTTCCGGTCGATCTTCAACCCGCCGTCGGTCTCCGGCGTCTCTGGTGGTGGCTCGGTCCCGACTGCGACCACCGCGGACATCCGGAAGGTCTCGGCTGACGTCCGGATCTCCTCGATGGCCGTCGAGAGCGACCTGATCGTCGACATCGAGAGTCGGCTCGGGCACGACACGGTCGGCCTCGAAGAACTGATCGACATCATGCGCGACTACATGACTCGATCGGTCGAACGGGACGCCCTCGCCCGGACGGTCAACGCGTCTGGCAGCACTGCTGGCGACACGCCGCAGTACGCCGACGACGACCTCCTCCTCACGATCGACCGCGCGATCGCCTCGGAAGACGAGGAAACCAACGGCGTCGACGCCAACGGTGACGCGTTCTCCGACGGTGACCTGGACGTCTACGACATCGACCGCTCTGCGACCGGCGCCGGCGGCGCCAACGAGGCCAACTGGGCCGACGCGTACGTCGACCACAACTCTGGTACGCTCCGTCAGCTGACGGGCGACCGCATCAACACGTTCGTCGACAACTACGTCCAGAACGGCAGCGCGGAACGCGAGAACGTGATGCTCGTTACGGGCTACAACACGGCCCGTGTCATGTCGGACCTCCGCGACTCGCAGTTCCGGGCCGACGCCCTTCAGGCGCCATCGCGTGAGAGCGTCAACGACGCCGAGAGCCGCCTCGGTGCGAACTTCAACGCACAGATCTCCCACTGGGACAGCATGCCGGTCATCGTTGCCGAAACGGTGCCGACGGACAACAGTGGTCTCGAGCGTATCTACGCGATGGACCCGACGCCGGCCCAGACCGGCCAGGGTCAGGATGCCCGGCCGAAGATCTCCATCGAGAACTACCGTGCCCCGGACGTCTGGCGCGCGGGAGTTGACGCTCCGGTCAACCCGCTGGCGACTGGAGAGTTCAAGAACGAAGCGCTCTTCGCCATGTACCACGAGCTCGTCGTCCGGGATTTCTCGGCTATGGGCAAGCTGCGAGAGATCGAGGAGTGATTCTCATGGGTGTCATCGCACTTCAAGACAACATCGAACAAGAGGAGAACGGCGAGATCCGCGGCCTGGAACTCGTCGCACTCCGCTACTCGGGCGACAAAAGCAGTATCGCTACGCGAGGGTCGCTGGCCTCACAGGGCAAGTGGCCCGGTACGGCGCCGCTCAACAACGGGACGTGGTACTTCGCGCTCGTGCCCGACGAGGGCCTGGCCTATCTCGAGAGCCGCAACGACCTCGATCTCGTCTACGCGGACGATCGCGAACGGTTCGCCGAAGCGCTGCTCTCGAAGAACCGCCTGCCGGACAACGTGTTCGGCCGCGGCGCCGACCCGCGTCTCCGCGATCGCGTCTACGAAGCACTCGAGCTCCAGGACCCGGTCGACGGTGGCCGGATCCCGGATCAGCTTCGAAACATCGCCGACATCGACGAGGCTGACGTCGAGGACGACCAGGCTGACGACGGTCGCGCTGCGACACTCGCGTCGGAGTACTCCCGGTCGCAGCTGAAAGAGGCTGTCAAGGAAGTCCGCGAAGACGCTGACGAGTTCTCGCTGCGCGGCTCTGGCGTCACTGAGATGGCCGAGTTCCTCGCCGAGAAGGACAACGCGGAAGTCCACGACGCACTCGAAGACGGAGGCGATGACTGATGGCCCCGACTAACGCAGGCGTGCTGATGGTCGAGACGGCCACAGTCACAGTCGACTCGCTGACGAACGCGAACAACGAGCCCTGGGATCCCGAGGCTAACACTGGCCTGACCGACGTCGACGCCGTCACGATCGTCGGCTACGACTCGGGGACGACCTACACGGTCACGTGGAACCACGTCGACGAGCAGTTCGAGTTCGCCGCGATCGCCGACGGGACCGATCCCACTTCCGGGACGGACGTCGGTGAAGTCAAGGTCCGCGTCGAAGGACGGCGGTGATCGTAGATGTCTGACGACGTCGAAGTTGTCGAGTTCAACCCGAACAAGGCCGACGCAGAGGCTGCGATCCAGACGTGGCTCGACAACAACAGCGGCATCACGTCGCTTGACCATGTGACCAAAATCTACGAGAAGCGCGGTCGGACGGGTCTCGCGATGATCCACACCAACTGATCTAATCCACTATGCCTCGCCTGAATTATTGTCTCCCGACAGACGTTATTCGGCGGTTCAATCCCCAGCTCACGCACGACAATCTGGCAAACTGGGATACCGAACCGGAGAACTCGTTCATCGGGAACGAGGACCTTGAGGTAGTCACGTCTCGGATCGAGGGCGTCGAATCAAAGTGGGATCGAAACGCGACGCCCATGCGCCCTGTCCGCGTCGGGAGTCGTGATGCGCCCATCTACAAGAGCGCGAAGGGCAAGGGCTTCCCAGTTCACGTTTACCTCGAGAATCGCAATATCCACCCGATCGACCCTGATCAGGGCGACGTGATCGAGCGGCGGACAGGGCGCGACAGTTGGACCGATATCACCAGCCGTGAAGGTAACTCGTGGGTTGCTGACTACCGTAAAGGCAAACTCACCGTCTTCACACTTCCCGGGCGCGGCAGCCTCCCAGCGCTTCGTCGATATCGAGAACGGTTTATCCGGATCTCTTACCGGCTCGGAGCCGGCGGCGACTTCTCGCAGGCGGGCCAGACCACGCTCAAGGAACAACTTGCAGCCGACCAAACAGGCTCGGCCACAGTCACCGTCCAGGACGCTAGCCGACTCCCTCGAACAGGTGACACGATGCTTGTCGGCGGTAGTGAGTACGTCCATGTGGTCGATGTCGATCACACGACCGACGAGATCACGGTCGCAGACCGGGGGGTTCGACTCTCCCTAGAGACCTCTCACGAATCTGGCACACCAATCCACTACTGCCCGATGGACGTCCGCGAGGCGATCGCGGCGAAGGCAGCACGTGAATTGGTCCTGTTTGACGACTGGACGGACGAACTTGTTGAGTCGGGCGACGCTCCACGACCAGAAGCGAAGCTGGATAGCTGGGAGCAAGAGTGGAACGACGCGGTCAGTGACTACGGCAGTCTCGGAGGGTACCAATGACCGAGATCGAAAGCGACGAACTCGTACTCGGCCTCGAGGAGGTCTCCGAAGAGGCAGCGCTCGAGCTCACCAATCGCTGGTTTTCGTACTCACAAGAGGAACTCTACGAGCAAGGCGACGAGCACGGGTACGATGTCGCGTCGGTCGCCCAGGCTGCCGTGCCACCCGAGTGGGACGACCAGGAAGGCGCCGGCACATTCGCGTACATGCACGAAGCCGCTCAGTACTTCGAGTTCGGCGCGAAAGAACACGAGATCGAGGCTGTAAACGCCGAGTATCTTGCGTTCGACTGGCCAGAGATGGCGGGAGAACCGTTCGGCAACACTGGACTCACGTTCGACGAGGTCTTCGAATCCAGCTGGCCGACAGTCTTCTTCAAGTCCATCACTCATCCAGGGATGCCAGCGCTGCGCTTCCTCCGCGGAACTCGTGAGGACGTCGCCCGCGAAACTGACGAGGCCTGATCATGACTGCGATACAGTACGTCGAGTACATCCTCGAGAACAACTGGGAACCGTCTATCGACGGTCGGTGGAACGACATTCCGGAGCCGTGGATCGGTCGGGAAAACGAAGAGACGAAGAAAACACTCCGAACGCAGGACGTCGTCGAAGTGCAGGACGGCGGGTCTGCGTCGGTCGAGGCAGCGTCGCTCGGCTGGCTCGAAGAAACATCAGAGTACCTCGTGACGATCGACATCCGGACCGCTGACCGTCGCATCAAAGGCGAAGCGGTCGATGGTCGAGTCCGTCTCGAGGGAGAGCGCGACGAGAACAACGAGTCCGAACGCTACGGCGGCCTCATTGGCGAGATCAAGCGGATCCTCGACGTCCATCGCCGCGGAGACAAAGAGTGGGATCTTGTCGAAGGCTTTGAGGTCAACGACGTCTCCGGCACGACGGGTCGCGGCCACTACCGGGCAACGATCGAGGTCCGTCTCCACCAGATCGCGGCGACGATCGATCCGTCGGTGACACTCGGCGGGTAGTAGCGACTCCACTTTTCCATGACACCTAACACAGACGATTCGAGAGATGAATCGCCCGACGAGGCACCGTCAGACCCGCTGAAGATCCCCGAGGAACACGCCGATGACGCCGCTTCCCGAGAGGCCTTTCGCGACGGTTTCGCGAGAGCACTGCTGCTCGTTCAGTCGACGACGTCGAACTTCCTGAAGCTGGCGACGATCGGTGCTGGGCAGGCCTCGGACGGTCTCGAGCCGCCCGATCCCGATGTCGACGCGAGCGGACTTGCGGATCTGATGGACGAAGTCGGAGGCGGCGGAAGCACGGATGAAACGGACGACGACCGACCGCAGCAACTTGGAGCAGATAACATATGAGTCAATCATCGACTGGCGCAGACACGACCTGGGTTTACCGCTGGGAGGACACCTTCGCTGGCGGGAGCCCAACAGACACGACGTGGAAAACGTTCGGCCGTGACGTCACGGTCGGAACGTTAGAAGGATCGAACAACGCCGTCCGGATGTTCGACCCCGGATCGCGCGAAGCAAAAGAGATCATCGAGACCAACTTCGAAGGGTCATTCAGTGTCAGTTTCACTCTGAGCAACCCGTGGTGGATCCCGGCAGTGATCGCCGAAGCCACCTCCAGTGGTGACACGGCGCCGTACACGCACACGTTCGACGGTGAGATGCCCCAGAGCATGGAGCTCATGCAGGGGCTCGAGACACGAGACCAGGAGCGTCTCCTGCTCGGCTGCATCGTCACGTCCTGCACGATCGACGCGACCGTCCCTGACGAGGTTACGGTATCGCTCGACGGTGCGTATGCTACCGAAGATCCGTCTACAAACGTCTCCGATCTCACGAGCCAGGTCGCAGCAACTGTTCGGCCCTACACGTACGCCGAGACGCAGCTGCACTTAGCCGGCTCTCCACTCCAGCGCATCCAAAACGCGTCGCTGACGATCGAGAACAACACGGACATCATCGAAGAACTCGGAAGTCGGTTCGGTGTCGACTACTCGCCGAAAGAGCGGAACCCGTCGATCAACTACTCGAGCATTGTCTCCGACCAGAACGAAGACAAACTCGCACGGATGTACGGTGGGTCCGCAGCGGACGGGCCTGCCGATCGCGTGATGAACAAGGAAGAAATCCGGATGATCTTCGACAACGGAGAAACGGGATCGGCTAAGCAGTCGATCGAGTTCGTCCTTACCGGTGCGTTCCCCGACAGTCACAGTCGGTCGGGGATCGGCGACCCGACGTCCGACATCGAAGACGAGCTCGACGAGATGGCGCTGTCCGTCAAAGCGATCGCCGAGAACAACACTGACACGGCGCCGTAATCACCTGAGTGCCCATGACAAAAACAACTACCATCGACCTGCAGGACCGTATCGACGAGATCCGAGACGAAGAGGTCCCCTCGATCGAGGAGTCCCAACGCGATCTCGCACGGGAGGCCAAGGAAAAGTTTGGTACGGCGGACGAAGCACCGGCAGAGTACCACACCGCACACCGAGAGTTCGACGAAGACATCGCCGAGCTCGAAGAAGAAGCATCGGCCCTCGAAGGGTTCATCGAGCGACACGGCACCGGCGAGTTCACGATCCGGAAGCTCGACGGGTCACAGTTGCTCCGTCTCGAGGACGAAGTCAACGACGCATCGTTTGACGTCGACCCGCAGAACGAGACGATCGAAGGCGTCCCAAAGCAGGGCTTCCGGAAAGCGATGTTCACGCGTCTGGCACTCGTCGACTACCCGGACTCGTGCCCGGTGACAGAGAAGGGATACTGTGACGTCGGCGCGTTCGACGGGGACGTCTACTCGTATCTCTTCGAGAAGGTGAAGCTGTTCAACAACACGGGGCGGACGGAACTGGGAAACTCCTCGCTGGCGGATACGATGCAGGATATCTGATTGCACGTCTCCAGGACAACGGCATCCCGCTGTCCGAGATCACGATCGAGGACGTTGTCAACTACGGAGACCACTACGAGGACCTCCGCGAGGAAGACAAGTACCGCTTGCTGGACGCCGTCGACGAGATGCTCCCTGACAACTGACCATGGCAGTCAACCTTGAAACACCGGACCAGACGATCCGTCTCTGGAACGGGCAAGAGTCTCGGTCACAGACGCAGGGGAACGTCAAGGTCGACAATATTCCGAGCAGCAACTCGGAAGACACGCTCTTGACTGGCCTTGAGGCCAGCGAGTCGCTCACGTACACCGGCACGGCAACCGGGAACCGATTGTCAGAACAGAGCGCGTTCAGTGACGAACCAGAGACTGCGCTTGCTGAGTGGCTTGTCACTGCGGAGGCGTACCTCAACGGTCGCCAAGGAGATGGCTATGATCTCGTAGACGACAATCGCGGCCGGACGATCCATGGCATTCTCGGTACCTTCGGCTGGCAGCGTTCTCGAGGGGCTCGGTATGAAGTTCAGTGGAACCTGGAGTTGGTTCGAGGCAACGGCTTGATGCCGTACCGGTCGCCGAACATCCCGAGTCCAAACCCACAGGAGAAAGCGTTCCTCGATGGCGTCGATCTCGGCTCGATCCGTGAGCTTCAGGAGACGAAAGAGCAACCGGTTGAGCCGGTCCCGCTTCATGCCCTGTCTGGCCCGGAGAACTACGAGGTCCTTGACGACGGCGGAGCACAGCGCTCGATCACGATCGTCGGCGAAGTCGCCGGCGAGACACGCCTCGACGAGTTCGATGCGAACATGCAATCGATCGTCGGCCGCGACCAGATCGTCACGTTCGAAGAAGCGTTTCCTGGTCGGTCGCTCGAGGTCATGGTACAGAATTACGACTCGGTTCGATCGTCTGGCCGCACTCGGATCGGCGAGTATTCGATCGAGATGACGGAGGGCAAGTCGGCCTGATACATCGAACACGATACATATGGTACTTGATATAGGACTGCGAGCAAAGGTCACGCCAGAGCTCGACGAACGCGAAGCGGATCGAGAGGCCGACCGGCTAGCAGACAAGTTCCGCGACGCTGAACAGATCGAGCCTGACGTCAATGCCGACGAACTGCAAGGCCAACTTGACGGGGTGATGGGCGACGCCGGTCTCCCAGATGTCGCTGGGATGGCTGGAGGTGGTGGGGCTGGCGCCGCTGCTGGTGGAGCACTTTCGGGCGCGATGAAAGGCGGGCTACTTCAAGTCGCACTTGGAGGTACTGTCGGGCTTGGTATTCTCAGCGGCATCAACACTGTCGCTGAAGCCTCTCCAGCTTGGCAGAAGACACAGACGCTATTCTCAGATGCGATGGAGTTGTTCTTCCGTCCCTTCGGAGACAAGATGAGCAAGTGGTTCAACCCGCTTGCGGAGGACCTGCTCAGCATGGCAGTCACGTTCAACGACATTGCCAGTAAAGACGGTCTCTCAACAGCCATCCTTAGCCTCCCGAAGAACGTGATGGACAACCTCTCCGCAGAGGGTGCAGGGATAGGTCTCGGATCGCTCGCTGGCGGCGCTGCTGGCGCGTGGGGCGGCGCAAAAGCTGGCGGCGCGATCGGCGCAGCAGCCGGCTCGATCATCCCCGGTGCAGGGACCGCAGCCGGCGGTCTCGTGGGAGCTGGCATCGGCGCCGGCGTCGGAGGGGCTGCCGGCATCATCGGTGGCGGTGCGATCGGCGGCGGGATCGCCGGCTGGCTCAAAGACAAATGGCCTGGCTGGCCAGAGATTCCCGACTTCGCGGTCTGGGCCTGGCTCGAGGAGCAGTGGCCTGGCTGGCCGTCGATCCCTGACTTCGAGATCTGGGCAACAATCGAAGAACGGTTCCCCGGTTGGCCAGCAGTCCCGGACTTCGAACTCTGGGAAACGGTTGAATCCGAGTTCGAGGGGTGGCCCAACATCCCTGACTTTGGAGTCTGGGACTGGTTGCAAGACCAGTGGCCTGGGTGGCCAAACCTGCCCGACTTCGGCATCTGGACCTGGGTTGAAAACCGATGGCCGGGCTGGCCGTCACTTCCGAACTTCGACGTCTGGTCGAAGATCAAGGATCTGTTCCCCGGATGGCCAACTGTCCCAGAGTTCCCAGGATGGGAAGACGTCGTCGACGCGGCACCGAGCAGCTCGGGCATTAACATCCCCGACGTCGGCCTCGCATCAGGCGGTGTCGTCCGCCAACCGACGAACGCGCTAGTCGGTGAGGCGGGCCCAGAGGCAGTGATTCCGCTCGATCGTCTCGGGCAGATCATGCAGCAGCGCGATGACGGTGGCCGCCAGTCGCCGGCGTCGCAACGGTCGCAACCACGCCGCACGCCACGGACGAGTGATGACTCTTCGCGGAAGCTCGACGCAGTTGTCCGCGAACTCAAACGGACTCGGCGAGCAATCGAGAACCGGCCGAATCCCGAAAGCAGCAGCGACACTGGTGGTCGTTACGACCCGTTCTGACCGAACCTATCAATGCCATCGATCACACTGCACGTTGACGACCAGAACCACGAGCGGAAGCTCTCGGTAGACGCAGCGTCCGCTGAAAAAGTCGAAGAGATTCGCGGTGAGGTTGATCACGCGACAGTCACGCTCGAGCGAGACACCTGGCGCGACGTCGACAACATACTCGAGCGCCGAACCGACCACCTCGTCGTCGACGACGGCAGCGGTACGTGGTTCGCCGGCCGATACGACGACGATTCGAAGGGCGACGACGCGACGATCGACGTCCGAATCGCCGGCTACGAGCGCGACGCGCTTGACGCCGAACCGCTCGGCGACAACGTCGTCTATCAGAACATCGACGACAGCACGATCGTCGGAGATCTAGTCGGCCAGGTTGGCACACTCCAGGTGGGGACGGTTGAGACGATTGATTCGTCGCTGTCGATGTCGTTCTCGTACGCAAACCCGAGCAAAGCACTGCGGGACACCGAGGAAGCCGGCGGTGGAGAGCTCCGGTTCAACTACGACCAAACGGTCGACTACGTCAGTCGGCTTGGGGCAGACAAGCCTGGAGTCATCCTCTCACCGGCCGAACGGACGATCATCGGCGAACCTGAAGTCGTCAAAGACGGGCGCGAAAACGTCACCCACATTCGAGGCTTCGGCGCACAATCGGGCCCGGACCAAGTGACTGCAAAAGCCGTCGCTAGCAGTTACAGTGGCGGGAAGCAAGTCTGGCGAGAGTACGAAAACAAGGATATCAAGGAAAAGTCGCGCCTCGAGAAGATCCTCGAGCAACGTATCAGCGAGATCGAGAACGAACCTACCCACATCGAGGTTGAAGCAACCGCGCTCGGTGTTGACGTCGATCTTGGTGATAGAGTAACAGTTACACTACCTGAGGAAGGTATTGATCGTATGCTCAGAGTGGTCAGCCGACGTGAAATTCTCGAGGCTACTGGTGTCTCGTTTGTACTCTCACTCACTAACCGCCTTCTGACGGGAGAAGACCGAGGCCGCAAAGCGCGCAAGGACCTCCAGCGCTTCAACAGAGGTTATGAAGGGTTTGTTTCGCGGGATCAGACGGCGAGCGGATGGGATGCCGCTGGTGACGGGACTCCACAGGAGCTCGTCGTTGTCAACTGGCCAGACGACATTATCGAAGAACAGGACGTAACGCTCGCTGTCCAAGGGCGTGCATGGAGATCGCCAGTTGACCCACAGCCACACGATCACGATTTGGAGATCTCGCTCGATCCCCACGCCCATGACGTCACAGTTGACACGAGCGATCATGAGCATCCAGTCAACGTCCTCACCACGAGCGAGGACAACGCCGACTTCACGGACGTCGTCGCTGGCGGGTCCAACATTGAGTACCCCACAGTCAACGAGAATTGGTCCACGATACACAACTTCTCCCCGAGCACCACAGACCAGATCTCGCTGATGATCGTGAACATGACCGTGCTCCACGACGACTCCGGGCAGTCAGATGCCATCCCCATCACCGTCAGACTGTACGACTCCACCGACGGCGTCTACTACCCAGGTACGGCCGGGTTCAATGCCGCGGCTGTCCCCTTCAGGCTGGACGGCGGGCCGAGCAATCTAACGTTCCTCGTCTCGAGCGATGTCAGCAATCATGCGTTTGAAGTTCAGGCACAGACCACTGGACCGTACTCTATCGATCTAGCCACCCAAGTGCAGTATGCGGCTGCCGGTGCTCACAACCACACGCTTGATTTCTCAACGCAAACTGACCAAGACGGCGGCGAATCTATTTTTGAGACAACTGATGGTGGCGGAGGAGTTGTCAAAACGGAGACGACGGACACGACAGCAGGCGCTGCTGCGTCGGTCATCACAACGTTCCAGGGCAACCAGTACTATCCGAGCGACGTCACAATCGAAGTTAACGGAACGCAGGTCGGAACAGTCACAGGCGATGCAAACAGCGACTGGACTGAGACGATCGATCTCAAGGGCGAACTTGACCCTGGGCTGAACACGATCACTGCGACACCGTCGACGCGTGGCGAGGTTAATCTCGTGCTCGCTAGCGAACTCTTCCGCAGAGGGCGGACATCATGATCGTGTACTCGTCGAACTGGCCGCCACCAGATCGCCGTAACTCGCCGACCAGTATCGTTTTCAGCCAACTTTTCCTGCCGAACTGATCCAGATGCCAACAGAACTTACCGGGGCCGGATACGAGAGTCTCCGCGACCTCATCAACAGCAGTCGAACAGCACCATCGCAGTGGGACTACATCGCGCTCGTCGACGACGCCGGAAACGAAGTGATCCGCGTGTCGATCACCGGCGATGCCGATGCGTCCTGGTCGACGCAAGATCAAGACTCGAGCGGGACCGACGAGACGATGGTCGTAACGTACACCGTCACCGGCGCGGACGTGACGACGCCGGTCACGATCGTCAAGTCAGAACTCTACGACACCGGCAGCGGCGGCTCGCCACTCTCCGAAGACACGTTCGACAACGCTGTGATCTCGTCGGACTCGGACGAACTGGTCGTTGAACACAAAGTCGAGACGCCACGGGTGAGCTAAGATGGCAGACACTAACCTCTCCGCTCGAGTCTGGCCCGAAGACACCGGGACTGGAGCAGCTGACGGGAACGAAGACTGGGACAGCGCTGGCTACATCGGCGGGATGGCGGCGAAAGACAACGCGTCTGACTACGTCGAAGCGGGTCTCGGAATCACGCCCAACTACACGACGCCGGCGTTCGACCTCGCCCCTGGACTGGCCTACATCAAGTACACTGGAAGTGTTTCGATCCAGCTGCCGACCGACGACGCTGCGACCTACTCGGGCTCGTGGGATCAAGGCGTCACCTTCGCCGTTGACGTCGATCAACAGACCGGGATCGCGCTGACCGACAGTGCTGTCAACCGCGTCTACCTGGCGACGGATCTCACGACGAACGATGGGGCGTACGTGCGAGTGGATACGGAGGCCTCTTCGAACGTGCCGGCTGATCCGTACATCAAGATCGCGGAGATCGACACGACCAACGATACGACGACGGAGCTGAACCGGGAACCGTCGGCGACGTTCAGTGACGTTTCTGTCACCGGTCAGGTAGATGCGTCATCAGCAAGTGTAGGCCAGGTAGGTATCGCCCCGCAGGAAGACCGGCCGCTGTGGTCGACCGGAGATAAGACCGTGACAGTCGACGCTTCCGGCGGCGGGGACTTCACGTCGATACAGGAGGCGATCGACAATGAACTGGCCGTCATCCAGCGTCACAAATTGAAGATCGACGTGGCCGCCGGAGACTACTCGACCGAGGACGTTTACGTGCCTCCTACGCTGGTATCCAGAGTTCCATACGGGTCTACAACCGAGTGGCGATCGCTCGAGATCGTTGGCGATAGGACAACCCCGAGCAACGTCGATGTGGGTTCGTTCTTCCTTGATTCTGTTACTGGCGCACACGCGATCGTCGGGGGATTTAGGCTCAACAAGGCCAACCCCTACAGCGACGAGGACGCCCTTACAGAGTTGTACGGGTGCAGCGGATACAATAGCATCGTAGATATGGCCGTGGAGCCGTCGGTAAGTGAGTCCGTCGGGCTCATGGCCTACGGGGGAAGCTGCGTTACCGTCGCTAACTACGATTTCGGAGACGGCAACCTGAATATCGGTGTAGCTACCAAGCATCAGGGGCAGGTATGGGTATCCGAGAACGGCCTCAGTGGCTCGCTGAACAGCCACATCGGCAAAGCAACCCCCGGTCTGATCTACGTCTCTGACAATGCCCTCCCGTCCGCTGCATCCGCTGGCAGTACGCGATGGGACACAGACCACGGCGGGATCATCAACGCCGGATCGACCTCTGGCACACGCTCGTTAGCCACCAGCCGGATGGGACAGCAGCAGGACATATCCGACGATAACACCGCCCGTGTTCGTGACGGCGGTTGGCAAGTCCTGAACGGCGGAGGTTCCCCAGTTGAGTTACAGACGATTCAGGGTGGCGAGCCGGGCCAGATACTTATCCTCTCGGCCGATGCCGACGAGATTACCGTCGTGGATAACTCAAACACCGGCGGCGATGATATCTACCTCGGTGGTAGCAACGTCGTTCTCGACGACATTGTGGATAATCTGGTCCTAATGAAGCAGCACAATGATGTCTGGATGCGGGTCGCGTACAACGATAACCGCTGAGGCTCGGTAGGTGAACCGACACTCGAGAAACACACGATTTGAACACGATACGATAACTCACCAAACGTCCCACTTCGGTCAGTACCTACACCTCATGGAGATAGACAAAGTGTTCGTCCTCGCAGAACACTTTCGTCTCTGGCTTGGGGCTGTAGAACTCATCAATACGAGCCTTCTCGATGCATTCTAAACCACAGTTGGGACAAACAACCTCGTCTGCTTTATCTGCCATACTGCCACGTGGATACTCCCCGATCATAAGCGAAGGGGTGCCAGAGACCCAGTAAAGTGCGCGTTTGAGAAACAATTTGATGAGAGTAACTGATACGACATGCCCCGATTAGGATCCTCGAGACTGTCCGAGCACCGCTTAAGCATGGCTCCCGCGATCATGCGGGTCGCGGAGAGCTACTGCTCTCCCGTTCAAACGACATCCAGCCGTGAGAACTCTGTGAGCCGGACGTCGACGTCGTTCATCCCGTCCGAGTTCGACTTTACAGTTGGCCGGCTCGGTGACTCACGTCTTGGGTCGCACCAGCTCGGCGGCGGGATCGTTCGGGGCATCGCGACGGCCTCGAGCAGAGAGTTGACTCTCCCGCGATCGTCAGAGACGTACGCCGAGGAGATCGACACTACTGCCGACCAGACCCTGACACTCCCGCGGACATCGGACACGTTCGTCGAGCCGATCGACACTGATACTGATCGGGGCTTCACGGGTTGGGCTATCGGCGGCCGCATGGTCCCCGAGTTCGTCGACGAGATCCGTGACTGGCAGCGGCTGACGCTGGTCTTCCGCACCCCGATCGACATCGTTCGTGACGTCCTTCGACCGCTGGATGCGAACGCCGGCTCGCTCAGCCTTGTTGAACGGGCGGACGGTTCGTTCAAAGTCACCGATCGTGCCGGTGGGTCGAACACGTTTGACGTCGAGCCACCGTTCGGGCGAGAAGACGTTCGACCAGTTCGTGTCTGGCACGTAGGAGAGTACGAAGACGAGGTTATCGACCAGGACGGCGAGCGCTACGAGGCAACACTCGAGCTGACCGCCAGCGAGAGCAAGTCCCTCCAGGAGCAGTACGACGACATCGATCAGACCGAGGTCGCAAGCGACGAGTGGCTGTTCGACTTCAACGTTGGATCGTTCGCCACGCGACGCGTTCGGCACGATATCGGTAAAGAGGGCACCGACGGCGTCGAAACGACGATGCTCACACTCGAGCTCGAACCGCGGCAGGTTCGGATCCTCGAGGAGAACGCGTCGAAGCAAGCCGCCGTGACGATCCGGGAGGTCCCTGACGGGTCGAACTTCGTCAGTGACGCCGCAGCGGAGAACACGCTCTCACTCACCGTCCCGAATAATGTCGGTGACGGGATCTCGTCCGGTGACTTCGCCGTGATGGACTGGGAGACGGAGTGGCTCAACGACGCGTTCTACGAGGTCTCGCTCGAGATCGCGTCGATCGTGTAGAGTTACGGTCTGGCGTCGATCTCCAGCTCGTAGTCATCGATACGGTACGACTCATCGCCAGTGTACGATGCTTCGAACTCCCAGACGCGACCGGCGGGAAGATCAAACGTGTTCGCCAACCCTTCGCCGATCAGAACGTCCTCTTCATCAAGGAAGTCGATATTGACGTTGACTGATGACACCTCTTCTCCGGAGACGTTTTCGATCTGCCCGGTAACAGATGGAAAGGTCCCTCCACGAGTGTACTCGTGCTCAAGGACCTCAACAAGCTGTTCTTGTTCACCACCGTCGCCATTCCCGTTGCCGCTTCCATTGCCGTCCCCGTTGCCGCTTTCATCGCTGGTCTCGTCACTTGAACAACCAGCAAGGACGGTCGAAAGTGCAACACCACTACCGAGCAGTAACTTCCGCCGATTCATATCACTTTGATTGAACGGTTCCGTGATAAGAATGGTGTCTGTGAATCGGCGAAAGGGTGGTGTTAGGCTATTTCGAGGTCAGCCCAACTGGTTTAGCTGCGACTGCGTGTTGTCCGGCGAACTGGCGATGTAGGCCTGCGCGGTTGAGATTTGAGACCAGCCAAACATTGCCTGCAGCGCCGGCGCTTTGAGCCCCTTCCCAGCTACGTGACTCGCCGCGGTCGCTCGGAGCCCGTGCGGACTAGTGTCGCCGACCTCGAGGCCGTCGGCAAGCTCAAGTGACTTGTCCAGCCGCCTGCGGAGTGCGGACATCGACTTGTTCCACTGGTCGAAGACGTCAAAGAACCGTTCAATGGCGATCTCGGCGCGCGGACACCAGTCGAACGGCACTTCACGCTCTGCGTTCTCGGTCTTCGCTCTCCAGGCCTGCGCTTCGGCCTCCTCGACTGAGATCTGATTCTCGTCTCGGTGCTTCTCGGCGACCTCGTCGAGCGCAGCCCGGAACGCCTCCGCATCATCCACTGTCGCAGCGTTCTCAACGATCGACTCGAGTTGTCGATCGAGAGCGTCTTTAGAGAGATCGCTGTCGATGTGGACGATGTGCGCCGTCTGGAGTTGTCGCCTCACGTCACCGGGCACGTGCGGGATGTCTGAGAGTTGCTCCTGGAGGACCTCAAGACGAGCCTCGGCCAGCGAGAGTTCCGAGTACTCCGACATCTGGCGTGCCTGCTGGCTACAGTAGCCACAACAGCCATCACCGCGACCTTTCGTACACGACTCGTGGTACGGAATCTCGATCCGTCGCTTCCGCCAGTTCACCCAGTCCTCCTGGCTATGGAGAATCTCGCCGGCACGCAGTCCGAGCCGACCGCCGACGAACGCGACGTACTCTGCCTCGAGCCGCTGCAGCCGGTCGTCGATGCTCTTCGCACCGCCGACGAAGTGCTCGAACTCGTAGTCGTCGAGCGCGAGCTCCTTCGAGTGCGTTACCAC